TCCGGGGGTAGTTCAAAACCACCTGAACCTGTCCGGGGGCCACGTTCCCAAGAGACCGGTGTACAGGGGTGATATAGAATCCCGCCGTCATAGACCCATCCGCCAGGGAGATAGACCCATAAGCAATGGAGTATGTGCTGTTGGTCTTGTACGCCATCAGCCGGGAGCCGTGGCGCACCATAGCCGTAATGGGCGTGTTGCTCTCACCCACGTTAGCCACGTTCAGGTCGGGGAAGTAGTCGGCTCGTCCCTGTCCGTTGCTGTCCAGGCCGGAGTAGATGGCCTGGTTGCTTCCGTCACCGTAGAGGAATACCCGGCTGTCCTGACTTCCGTTGTAGAGTTCGGCGTACCGCATCCGCTCAATGCGGAGCCGGTCGCTGCTTGCCACCGTGTAGCCAATCTCCACCGTGTTGATACCGTTTGCCGGGGCGGTGGCAAAGGTAACCGTACCCGCCACCAGATCGGCGGTGTACTCCTTTTCCTCGCCGTTTTCCCAAACGTAGTCGATGGAGGCAAGGCTCTGTTCCGGCAGCACAAACACCGTAGCCTCACCATCGGGGGAGAACTGCACCCGGCGCAATCCGTTCAGAGCGTTCACCTGTTCAATGGATGTGCCGCCGCCGCTCGGGACGGAGGCCGTCACCACCAAAGGCCGGTAGCCCTCCACCTCTTTCAGCAAAGCGCCGTCATACACCCGGTACGCCTCGCCATCCAGAATGTATGCGCAGTCCGAAAACCCGAACATGAACACATCCCCGGCGGTGGATACAGCCCCAAGCTCTTCCGTCACCCACTCTGCGCCGTTGAACAGCCGGTACAGTTTGCTGTCGCAAGCGGCCAATACACATTCATTGCCGTCCACAATACCGCTCCACAAGCCCCTCACATGGCCAGAGCCGAGAGAGGAAATAAGAGCTGTTCCTGGCCGTCTGCGAAGGTTGCCGTCACGGGTTACCCGCCAGTTCTCCATGACGGATGCCTCGCCGTATTTAAGCTTGGTGTCGCCGTCCGGGTTCTGGTTCAGCCCCAGCCATTTACCGATAGAGTAGATTTTCTCGCTGGTGCTTGCTCCGATCTGAGCCATTCGTCACCACCTCGCAAAACTGGAATGGTCAACAACCCCATACACATCCTCAATGGTGTCCCATGCGGCGGGCAGGGTCTTGGCATGACGGGCCAATAGCTCCTGATACCGCTGGAGGAAGTAATTGCCCAGCGTGGGGTCGTCGTTCTTGATAAGTTCAGCCGCCAGACCATAGGGCAATACGGTCTTGGCCAGGCTGTCGTCCAGACACACAATGTCGTCCATGGTGAGCACCGGAGACACGACCGGACGTTTCCCCGGTTCACCGACAGTGTAGGTGTCGCTGAATGGGTAGCATTCGCCAAGCAGAGCATTCAGGATGGCGATGGTTCGGTTTTGGTACTCCACCGTATCCGACCAAACCGCCTGACCGGCGTCACTCTGCTCATCCATCAGCTTGATGGCCTGATCGAAAATATATTTTACAGTTGTAGACGGTTCTGCCATGTAGCACACCTCCTATGTTTTTATTCCATCCAGATTGCGTACACATAACCAGAAGTGGTTGTTCTGGTTTTATACCCGCCAGTGTTAGCGAAATAAGACACACCAAGATATACAGATGTTCCAGGAGAGGCCGTTGAATGCTCCGTTGCAGTCGTAGCCGTCACCGTTGCACCTGTCATCAAAGTAGTTGTGGCATTGTCCGTTGCATATCCAGCATTAACAATCTTGCTGCCGTTGCCAGTTGCCACAGTACGACTGGCGATTACCTTGATGGTACTGAACGAACTTGTGTCTATTGTTGTGTCAGTTATAACTTGACCGTAACAGTGTCTATTAGCACTACCAGAATGAGTTGCGCTAATATAGATGTCATTCGTATTTTTCGTTGCAGCGGAATAGGTGGTTGCCACAGACAGACGTGCTGTGACAGGATAAATTTCGCGACCATACCAGTAAACAGCACCGTCAGGATAGGCCGCAATTTCCGTTGTGTCCGAATGAACTTCAACAGAATGTGAATATCCTGAAACACTGCCGGAAACCGTATATGTCCCCAACGGCAATTCAAGAGTTTTCGTCCCTACACCGAGGGCCGTTGTTGCTACCGTATAAGTATTTGTTCCATCGGTGATCGTTACAGTTTCACTCGCTGCACCATAAACAGATACGGTCACGGCATCTATGCTTGTCCACACAACAGTGTTGCCAAGCGTCAGTTTTGTAAGGCTTGCTGAATTGTACGCCACAGTTTCAATCCCGCTCCAATCCATGCCAAGAATAAACGTAGAAACTGGCACACTTGCAGTGGTCTTATCTTCGTAGGTGACAGTAATACTTTCGTTACCGACAGCCAAGGCATCAAGGATAGCGGCCAAACCATCTATTTTGACGTCTGACGGAACAGTCGCCCCCTTTGCTGTTAGAGCCGTTTTTAAGTCGTCCCTCGCATTTGCGATTCGGGTAATTTCCGTTAAAATGCTCATGCTGTCACCCTTTCGTCATATAGCAGCCAACGCTTCTTCAATATCACTTGTCAAGGAAACTGTGCCGCCAGTAGTGTAGCCAGCAGGGATGGACAGGCTTGTGGTAGTCAGGCCATCAATGCTGCCGCCAGTGGCACCATTGTTTGCCATAGTGCCCTCTGTTTTCGCGCCATCAGAAGTCACAAAATACGCACCATCAAGCACCTGCGCAGCCGTAGCAGTAACACCAGTAACATCCTGGTATGCGTCAGGAATGGCATTCACAGTTACTTTGGACAGAACCTTTCCGCTGGTAGGCGTGATGTCCTGTGCGGCCTTTGTAGGCGTTGCAGTTTTGGTTTCAAGAGTGATGCTTACCTTGCCAGACCCATTATGGTAGCCAGCCGGAACAGTGTAGCTTGTGGTAGAAGTATTCAGCGTCTGCGACACAGCGCCGTTGTTTGTCATCGTGCCAGCAACTTCGGCACCTTCCGCACCAACAAACGTATACCCGGCAAGAACGGTTTCAGCCGTGGCAGTTACCCCGGTGATGTCTTGATACTCATCAGGAATAGGGAACACCGTTACAACGCCATGCACTTTCCCGCTGCTCGGCGTAATGTCCTGACGGAGTTTGCTGGGCGTAAGCTGCAAATTCCATGGAGATACGCTTATTTCGCCTGTGCCGTCATGGTAGCCGGCGGGGATAGTATAGGTCATAGTGTCAATGTCCAACGTTTTGGATACAGACCCATTGTTAGGCATCGCGCCCTCAACAAGCTCATTGTTGATGTAGACGGTGCTGCCATCCAGAACATCGGCGGCGGTAACTGTCGCGTCCGAAGTGTCAACGAAGTTGTCCGGGATAGCGTTCACAGTCACAGAAGACAGCACCTTTCCACTCGTTGCTGAAATCGTCTGTTCAGATTTTGTGGGCGTAGCGCTCTTGGTTTCCGTGACAACAGACACCGTGCCGGTTCCGCTATGGTAGCCCTTCGGGACTGTGTAGCTGGTTGTGGAAGTATCAAGAGTTTTGTCAACAGCACCATTGTTAGGCATAGTACCAGTTGTAACAGTACCATCAGCGGTGACAATAACCTTGTTTGCCAAGACATCCGCAGCGGCGGCATTCACGCTGGACACGTTCTGATACGCTTCGGGAATGGCGGACACGGTGACATCGGACAGACCGTAATAGCCGCTATCCGGCGTAACGTTCTGCTGGTTCTTGGTGGGTGTGACGCTCTTGCTCTGCAAGCTGTAGTTGCCACCACCAGCCACACCGGAAACCGTACCGCTGCCGTTGTGATAACCCTTCGGAATAGTGTAGGTGTCACCTTCCTGCACCTGTGCAGAAACAGCACCACGGTTTGTAATCCCATCAATGGCAGTTGCCAACGCATCCAGTTTAGAAGTGCTTGTGGCAATGCCAAGTTCAACCGCCTTTTCACGGATGGTGTTCCGGGCGGTCTGAAGTCTTGTTATTTCTGTTGCTGTACTCATAGCCCCTCCTTAAATCGTCGCAAGCAGTATGTTGATGTTGCCAATCTCGGCGTATACTGCTGCGGATGTAATAGGTTTTGTGTTGTCTTCCTCGGCGTCGGTGGCAGTATCCACAGAGAGAACATTCCCCTCCACTTTCAGACCGTCGCCGATTTCATAAAAAGAATCGGCACTACTACCGTTCTTCACTTCCGCAGTGGTGGTGCCGTTTTTGTCGGTTATTGTTATCCGGGCTCCGTTCTCTGTTTCGGTAACATAGGCGATCGGGCTGAAACCATCGGCCCCGGTGCTTTTCTTTGGTACAAGCTGATCCGCAGGAACGCCATTCCTCCACCGGGCATACAGCGTTTCATAGGCAACCCCGGACTCCTGCGACAACTGTCTGAGGGACTTCCTCACGCCGTTTATGAAAACAAAAATATCCATATAGCCCCTCCTTATACGGAGAAAAGGGAGAGCAAGCGCCCTCCCTATCCGCGTTAAATATCAGTAGGCTTGTTCAGCTGCTTGCCAGCCTGGTGAATGCCGGTAGCAGCGAAGCCCGATACAATGCCGATGGCCACCGCAGTGATATAATCCTCACCGGGGAACGTAGGCATGATGAAACAGGCGACGACTCCGAGAATCGCGCCGCAAACGCCGCAGATCACAGGCACCCACTTGTTGTCAAGCGCAGTGGCCTTCACACCTTCGGCGATCAGATAGCAGATGACCGTGATAGCGGCCACCCCGGTAATACCCATAAATTCCATGAATATTGCCTCCTTTCAAAGGCCGATACGTGCAAGGAGGAAACCGAGGACAGCGGCGACCACAATGGTAATAACCTGACTCACCAGACTATCCCATCGTTTGCCAGGCTTCCCAGCCAGCTCCTTCACGTCTTTTTTGATTTCTTTTACATCAGACTCGACATTCTCTTCCCGGACAGCCAGAACCTTCACGGTACCGACCAACTCGTCCAGGTTGTCCTGTCGTTTCTCCAAACCGTCCAACCGGCGGGTATGGTCTTTCGTTAAGTCCTCCACCTGGGTCAGACGATGCTCAATGTCGATCATGTCGGCACCCCCTAACTGTAGGAGGGGATGTTACTCCCCTCCCTATCCGGTTTCATCAGCCAGCGGTGTAAGTGGCGTCGTAGGACGCAATGGCGCTGTTCAGCTTAGTGCCGTCCACGGCATAGGCGCGGATCTTGGTGTTCTTGGTGATGGTGATGGCAGCGGAATAGACCTTGGCGGTGCCGCTGGTCTTGGGGTTGCTGCCATCGGTGGTGTACTTGACGGTGGCACCCGATGCTCCGGTGATAGTCACCGTATTGCCGCTCTGGGTGATGGTGGGGGCGGCGCTGACGCCGTTGGAAGAGTCGGCGTACACATACACGCCGTCGGCCTTGGTGTCCAGAACGAAAGAGTCGTACCGGGCAAGACCTTCCATCAGAGTGCCGGCATAGCCGGGAGCCTCGTTGTTGGCGCGGAGCATGCGCAGCTTGGTGGGGTCAGCAGTGGCCTGCTTGTACTTGATGATGAAAGCAACGCCATTGGGCAGATAGCTCTCGGGGACGCTGACAACGGCCATGCCGTCGATCTCGGCGATCTTGCCGTTCACAATGGCCTTGGTAGTCCAGTTCTGGTTGCTGGCCAGTTCGGAGGCCAGACGGGTGGCAATGGCTACGTCGGAGCGCATGAAGCACACCATGTTTTCGCCGGGGACACCAGCGCCCATCATGGCGCTCTTGGCGGTCAGGACGGCCTCGACAACGCTGGTCTTGGTCAGCCTGGCGCCGACCGTACCCATACCGGCACCGGCGGCCCAGGTGGCGAGACGGTACTTGTCGATCTCGGGCACGTAACGCTCGTCCCACATCTGCTTCAGGTAGGCGTTGGCGTTCTTGGTGAACATCTGATCCTGAACGTGGGTAATGTCGAACACCTTGGAGAAGGAACGCTTCTTCGTCAGGGCGTAGACGTGCAGCTCGTCTTCCACCTCAGTGGGGGTGCCAAAGCGGTTGGCGCTGGCGGTGGAATCGTAGTCGTTCAGTTCATCGGTCAGCAGGGTAAGGGTCTTGATGGAGTTGACGCCTTCCCAGCTATAGTTGCTGCCGACCCAGGCTTCGGTGAAGGAACGCTGCTTAAAGCGCTCTTCCAGTTTGCTTTCATACTTGGAAAAAAGATTGATAACGGGCATATTGAATTCCTCCTAAATTCTACCCGCCCACAAAAAAATTAAGTCCCGTTGTACCATTCGGCATCGAACGGATCCACCGTTTCTTTGCCCTTGGTACTCTGAGACCCAGTAGAGCGGGATTTATTGATTTCTTTCTGTAGTCGTTGTTCAGCCTCGGCCTTCTGCCGTTCAAGCTGGGCTTTCAGCTCTTTTACCTCATAGGCGCGATAGGCGCTTACAAGGCTTTCCCCGCCGCGCACAGCCTCCCACACTTCGGCGGGCAGCGCCGTGGGATCGGCGGCTCTGTCGGGGTATGCCTTCATGAAGGCGTCAATGTCTGCCTTCTGCTTGGCGTTCTGACCCACAGTCGCCGTCAGCTTCTCTTCCCGGGCTTTCAACTCCCGTTCAAGGCGCTGGTTCTTAATGATGCCACGGCACACATCGATGTTCTGGCCGGTTTTCTTGGCCATCATCTGCGCCTGTGTCAGTTCGATCAGCTCGTCAAGCGTCTGGTTCTGCTCCTTGGCGAGCTCTTCCAGATACCGGAACTGCTCGTTCCGCTTGGCAAGGTCGGCCTTGATGGTGTCGTAGTCGGCGTATTTCTGTCGGCTCTCTTCCAACTGGCCTTTTACTCTGTCATAGTCCATGCCCTTCTGAGCAAGAGGTATGACTTCCTCCCGGGTATAGGACTTCTCTTCGCCCATCCATTTCAGGGTGAAGCCGTCCTCGCTTCGCGTTTCAACCTCCGTCGGCTGGTCTGCTTTCGGGGTCTCTGCGCCCTCGCCCTCCGTGACCGCCGGGGTTTCACTCGGCTCTTCCGTCAGATCGGAGAGGTCGATGTCGTCCCAACTGTCATTAACGAGATTGTCTTCCATGCGTTACTCCTTTCTCCGCCTATGGTCGGGCGGTGCCCCGGCTATGGTCGGCCGGGGCTGTCGTAATATGATTCAGGGTATTTGCTCACATAGTCTCTACAACTGCACGTTGCAGCTGTCGGTTACCGGCGCCGCCCTCAATGGGTATTTCCTCACCCGTTGCGGCGATCTCTTCCGTTGGCGCACCCATCATGGGGGTGGCCATGCGCATTTTGTATTTGGACAGGAGCTCCTGCCGCTTGGAGATATAGCCATCGGGAATCCGTTCCAGATAGTCCACGATGTCGATCTGCCCCAGCTGAAGCAGATTGTCCAGGGTCTGCATTCGGCTACACAGTCTCCGTGTATACACTCGTCGATGTGTTTCAGCAATGCGCTCCGGCTAATCAAATCTGTTTTATTCATCACAAAACCTCCAGCGCTGCCCACAAAACAAAGCCTTTTTACCATGTAAGTGTTCGGACAAGGTTGATGCGTTCATGCCTCTGCTTTCCGCACCGGCTTTTATGCTCTTGAATATCTCTCCGGTCTCAATGCACATAACGGGCTTTCTCCACGCATCGTTCGCAGCAGCTACATTCCACGTTGTTTTCTTCTTGCCAAGTGCGCCATATCTGTGCCGTTGGTTTTCACTCGCAGTAACCCATTCAAGGTTGTCGGCTCTATTATCTGACTTGTCCCCATTTTTGTGGTTAACTTGCGGCTTTCGATCCGGGTTCGGAACAAAGGCTTCTGCGACAAGACGGTGAACTAACGTATTGCGACATTTCCCGTTATTCCACAGGTGGACTTGCAGATAACCGCATTTCGTTTCAGTCTGATACAAAGCCCTGCCTGTTTTTCGGCTCAACACAACGCCTCTTGACGAAACATCGTAATTTTTGTAGCCGTTTACACTAGCCCAAACAGGGTCACTCATGGCTTACCTCCAAAAGTTCTGGATTATCGTGGATTGTGCCGATGACTTCCATATGTTTGTGGTTTATTGATTCCAAGAAACCCTCGCAATACCCGTCAGTATACACCGTGACCCAAGCCCACAAGAAGATGCACTCGGCAATGGAGACGGATTTTGTGAGACTGATCTGCGGTTTCCGCTTTTTGCTTTTACTGCTCACCGCAAACCTCCGTGATCTCAATCTCCGTTCGGGGCGCTTCGTTTCCGAATACCGCCCGGCTCCCGTCATGGGACGCAATGACCGACAAATTGTCATCGATCAGAACCCCGGCCCGAACCAGAATGTCGTCGGTCGCCTCCAGCAGATTTGTCAGATCCGGCAGCCTCTTCGGCATGGAGCCGTCCTTGTTCATCGGCAGGTAATACACGCACTTCACATTCACCGCATGGGCGATAGGTGCGCCGGGTTTCTGAATCTGCCTAACCGCCTGCGCCTCATAAACCTTGTAGGCATAGGACGGGGCCACAACGGCTCGAGTTCCCTTCTTGCATTTGGGGCAACGAACCCCCACGTAATGGACGCTCTGGGAGTTCTTCTTTGTCCTGGGAACTCCGGTGATTGTAATCTTCATAGCTGCCCACCCTTCCGGCACTTGCCAACGGTGACGGCATAGCCAATGGCCCTTGCAGCCTTGTCCTTGCGCAGAGCATCGCGCCGCGCCCGATCCGCTGCAATCGCCTCGTCCCGGCGATCACACTTTCCTTTCCCGCATTCGGGAAGGTTGTTCTCCGGGCACTCCCGGCATACTCGCATAATCTGTCCTGGCATCATAGGCACCCCTCCTGTCGGTCGAGCATGGCCGCAATTCTCGCCCTGTCCTCCGGCGTGGTGTACTCCGGGTGGTTTTCCACAGAGTTTTCAACAATTTCGCCGTTTTCGGCAAAAAATCCACGGCCTCTATCAGAAAGATAGAAAGAAAGATTATTATCTTTGGTTTTGGTTTCGGTATTGGTTTCGGTATAGCCATTTTTGCTATCGTTTGCTAATGGCAAAATAGCATTGCCATTTTTGCTATCGTTTTGCCATCGGCGTTCTGCTCCGCGTTTCCCGGCCTCTCTGCGTTTATCGGAGGCGTCGGAGTAGCTTGCTTTGAATCGATCTTCCTGAGACATTACGCGCTTGGCGTAGAAACGCTCATTGCCACAGAGCGCTATCGGTTCCCCCGTCATGCTGTATTTCAGCAATGCCCGCGCTAACCGACCGAACTCTGCATCGTTGAGTGCTTCCATCTCCTCTAAGTAGTCATAGGGGAGTGCAGCATAGTTTCTTGCCATGGCGTCACCTCAAAACGGCAGCTCGCCGTCGTCGTCGATATCCACCGGTGTGAAAGCGGATGCCTGTTGCATCGACCGATCAAAGGAGCCGGTGTCCTCTGCGCTCTCGGTTCTGCTGGGCTTGCCGCCGCAGAAGTACGCATGATCCACCATGATCTCGGCGCTGGTGCGCTTGTTGCCGTCCCGATCCTCCCAATCCCGCATTTGCAGCCGACCGGTTACGGCGATCATACTGCCCTTCTCGAAGTGCTTGGCGATGAACTCGCCGGTCTGCCTCCAAGCCACGCAGTTGATGAAGTCCGTTTTCTTCTCGCCAATGTCTCTCTCCACCGCCACGGTGAAAGAAGCCACCGGAACGCTTGTCCCGGTGTAGCGCAGCTCCGGGTTTTTCGTGAGCCGCCCCATGATGTTTATTTGATTCAGCATTACATATCCTTTCTGTAAATCAGGTTTTCCTCGTCCCAGCCCTCATAAATGCCGGAAAGATAGGCCGCAAACCGGCCTCGCATTTCCTCCCTGACCTCCCGGCAGCCGTTGTCAAACAGGTCGTGGCACCGGCGGCACAGGGTCAGTATGTTTTCCTCGCACCCAAGCCCACCCATTGACCGGGGGATGTAGTGCGCATCCGGGTTGCCGGGGCGGCGGCAGTTCACGCACAATCCGCCGTCCCGGTCATACCCCAGCTTTCGGCCGATGATCTCAGCCTGTCGGCAAGAATACTCAGCCATTGACGGCCTCCTTGAGCTTTGCCAGCTCCGCAACCAGCCGGTAGTATTCGCTCCGGTAGTGGTGGCACTCTGCCGCCTCTTCCACCAGCTCCCGGTATTCCCGGATATCAATGGTGATCTGACCATCGGTAATGTGTTTTTCCATTAGTGAGCACCTCCGTCGCAGTTGATGAAGTTGTAGATAATGAGTGCCAGGAACGCATACCCCGGCACATCAACTATGCGAGTGAATACATCGTAGAATCCGTAGTGGGACTGGCTGAACATGATAATGATTGCGCCGCCCATCACACAGATCGTTGCGGTCAGCAACAGGGACTTAACCTTCTGCGGAGAAATTCTCCTTGCCTTCCGCTGTTTTTCGTGATAAAATTCGTTCATGGTCGATACTCCGATCCAAAGTAGTTTCGATTACCGCCGTCCAGTGCGCCAACACTGGGCGGCATTTTTATTTATCCGGCATATCATCCGGGCCAGCTCGGTAACCCCGATTCCTTTCCCGTCTATGCCGTATCGGCTCTTAGCCGTCCGGGGCGTACAGTTCAGAACCTTTGCCGCCGTCTTCTGGTTGAACAGAGCCACGCCGGGGTAATTCGCGCTGAACCATTCAATTTGTTCCCGGTATCCCTCAGGCTCCCGGCCCATGTCATTCCTCCTTGTCTTTTCCCCTGTTTCGCAGTAGAATGGTCACGAAAGGGGGTGAAATAATGGATGCTATGGTCTGTCCTCATTGCAACTGTCCGGATTGCGGTGAGGAAGAAAACTACTGCTACAATTGCGGAAAACCACTCCACAATTACTGCCTTGACCCCAATTGCCCAAACAGCGAAAAGGGCGGTGGGTTAAAACCGACAGATGTTTTCTGCCCTTGCTGTGGCGCTAACTCTCGCTTTCTCCGGGAGGGTTATATCGAACCACGACAATTTGATCCTTGATTTGTAGACCGCAATTGGGGCAAAAGTTCCAGTTGCGGTCTGCGTCTTTTCCGCACTTGGTGCATTGGATTCTATTTTCTGCTGAGATATGTCTCGCCACCGTCATTCCTCCTTCAAAAGTTCATCAGCCTGCATGGCGGCGCCTTTATCGCCGCAAATCCCAAGGCGACGCTCCAAGATGCAAATGTATGCATCTGCAAACAGGAGGGCGTCACTTGCGGCGCTCAGACCGGCGCTATACCCGTTGAGATATTGCTGACTGTGCTCCTTCCCGTCAGGCAGTTTTCTTCTCGGGAAAATCATGTGTCCTCCTTTAAAAGTTCATCCAGAGCCGCCTTGATTTTCTGCT